TCCTTTAGTTACTTCAATTGATTTTGAAGGGTCTTCAATAGCTGAAGTTACCTGATCAATAGTTGTTGCATTTCCTGACCAAGCAATAGTAGCTATGCCATCGATTGAAAAATCAATCTCTGCTTGGTTAACTTGACAGTCATTTAGTCTATATGTAGTATTTTCTAATACAAAGAAAATATTTAATTTCAACAGTTCATGATGGTCTGATCTTACGAACGATACATCTGCATCTACACCATCACATGTTACAGCTGGAGCCAAAGTTCCCGATGCACTGCTACCTGTAATATTCTTTCCTGCAATAGCAGCCCATAAAATGTTTTCACACATATCCATATGATTTTCAGTTCTTATACTATTAGCACCATGTTTGAAAGGTCTTACATAAGTTGAGAATGACCACTCAGCTGGAGCCAATGAATCATTGAATCTTTTTGAGCCTCTGCTTGGGGTTGCACCCGCTTCATTAATTGTTACGTCAGTAGATTCTGAACTCTGTGAGAAACTATAACCATCTAATACTCCCATTTTGAAAGTATTTGCTGTTGCTCCGTTACCTTTGAAAAGTCCTGTAGGCTGTCTTGAGCCATCTGCGGTTAAAGAAGTTATTCCTTTTACTGCACAATCAAAGTCTGTTCCAGTGCCTGTTGATGCTGCACCGTTTGCCTGTTCAAGTGATTCATTATCAGCTAATCCTGTTCCTCTAAAGTTATTAGGAATTTGAACTTTCTTCACAACTCCACTTCCTTCAATTTCTGTAACTATAACTTTTACACCTTTACTGCCTAAAGTAATTACATCTCCTACTGCATGTCCTGTACCTCCGACAAATGTATCGACATCTACAAGAGATCCACCACTTGCGTGGACTCCATTAGCTGTTGAAACAAATACCTGGGTATTTCTTGATAGATTTAAAGCCATTTTGCTTATCTCCTATAATTTATAATGGAAAGGGTTTAGCGAGAATTTTCTGCTTTACCTGTTTCCTAATATCGTACTTCGATTACCATTTCACCTATACCTAACGGAGCTATTGCCCCTTCATCTGTTCCTATTGATTGAATATTTGCAGATGTAGTTGATAGGTGTGGTGATACAGTATCATCATACACCAGTATATCATTATCGTCTACAACTCTTTCGATGTCTTCAAGTACTAATGATAAAATTTCTTGAGGGTCATTTGCATCATTTACATATGCCCTGATTGTTATCGTTAAAAATCTCCATTTAAATCCTCCAGGCTGATACTGTCGTATCTCATCCCCAGCTATAACACATACTTTTGGGTATTGTTGAATCTCATCTAAAAATACTAAGTGTGAGTCAGCATTTTGATAGAGATTTGAATTAAACGGATAATTTCCATCAATTTCTTTTAATTTTTCTACAAGAGCTTCGGCTATCTTTTTTCTTTGTGTTCTATATGCCATTATACTCTCCTAAGTGTAAATTTTCTTTCGGTCATTTCCATTGCTAATTTTCTTATACTTTTTGTTATAAGAGGCTTTGGATTATACCCTGCCGGCCACCTTGTTGGGTTTTCAAAGGTTGAATAAACTCCTGTCTTATTCTTGCTTTGACCTCCTCCTGTTAGAGTATATGAATATTGTCCTGTTAGTGTTTTTCCTGTATCTGTTAAATTTAATAATTTTACACTATTTGAGAATTGACCTGTTCTATTAATCAATGCTGGTCTTCCCATATTCCTTCTAACCTCTGCAGGTAGTCGTCTATTAATTCTGTTCTTTATTGCATTAAGTTCTCTTTGACTTCCTGCAGTATTTAAATCTTTGCTACTATTAACACTTTTAGTTGCTAACAATGCTGCTGCTTTTTCAAGTTTCTGCGCAGTGTCTGCTGCTGCTTTTCCTCCTGATCGAGCTTTTTCTGTTATAGTCTTTGTTTCAGGTTTCTTAAACGTTTTTGAAACTTTACCTTTTGACTTCTTTTTATACTTTCTTGTTTTCTTGCCTGCCGCTGCTTTGACTAGTTGGTTTCCAAGTTCGTCTTCTATACTCTTAGAACCTGTTAGAGTTAATACTCCAGCATTTTCTATTGCTTTTGTAAGCTCATTAGTAAGTATTTGTTCAACATTACCTGTTACTAAAGCTCTTCTCAGCCCTCCCAACTTAAGTTGTTTTGGTGCTTTTTCTTCTATGTTTAAACCTTTGGTTTCCATAGTGTAAGTAGCTAAAGTTCCGTCATTAATCTTAATATCTAATTCTTTTAAATGAGAAATATCTATATGATTGTTCTTTGACATTGCTTTTAAAGCTTTTGTTATAGCTTTGTTATCAAGGTCATCCTTTTTTTCTGCTTGAGAAATTACATGTCCTACAGCTCTTAGTTTTCTTAGTCTACCTAGTAATACTTCGTTTTTTCTCCAAAACTCTGTATTTGCTTCTCCTTTTGCTGCAACTTCTATTTGAGCATCTTGTATAGCCATAATTGTTAAAGAAATAGAAACGTTTATAGGTTCCATTGTCTTATGTCCAACATTCCAAGTAGTCGGCAAACTACGCCCTACTTTCCTTAAATGTCCAGCTAACTGTTTTAATGCACTACTAAACTGTTGTTGGGTCTTTTTACCTCCAAAGGCTGACCATGCTTGTAGTACTTCAGGGTCTCCCCATAGTCCTGCACTAGTAATTGCGTCATTTAATTCTCTAAAAAACTCTGAACTATTTGTAATAGTACCTAACTGTACATTCCTTAGTTCTTGTCCTAAACTTATAGCATTTTTCTTTAAGTCTTCAGCTTGTTTTTTTACTAAAGATTGATAAGATATTCCAGTACTTGGACTACTTGGTAGTGGAGTAAATTTAAACTTACTCATTACTTATGTATCTTATAAAAATCCAATATACGTTTAATATGGTCTGGAAACCCTATGTTCTCTCTTAAACTTGTAGATACAGGATTTTGTATCTGTGCGCCCGCTATACTTAAGTTTGCTTTTCTTTCATCTTTTAAATAGTACTTAACTAAATCAAAACACGCTAATTTTAAATCTTCTGGTGTTGCCGCATACCCTGAAGTATAAATAACCTTTACTGCTTTTCTACCTTGCGGAAAATGTGCATCACTTGTTGCAGTTGTTCTGAAAATGGTATCGAGTCCTTCGTCGACTACGTATTCGTACTTACCACTACTGTCAGAATTCTCTGTTATTAAAGTCGTATATGAGTCTGATTGACCTTTCCTTTCAGAAACTGAAGTCACGCTCACTACTGGACTTTCATCGAGTATTATTGCATTTGTGTATTTATCCTTAATATCGTAATATTCGGTTTTTGCACTTGAATAATAATCTATAAAACTTGTGCCACAGTATGTCTTTACTGTTTGGCTGATAGCTGGTATAATAGCATTAATTTTTGCGTCTTCGGAAACCCCGGTGAGTCCCGCGAATTCTTTATATTGTGCTAATGTTATTAAATTTGCCATAATTAAAAAGTGGGAGTGTTAGGTACACTCCCAGAAACCATTTCCTGTTAAGAATTAATTCTTACGCGTTTTTATACTGGTAAGCCCACTTAGAAGTAGCACCGTCAATTAAGTCAGTGAATCCTAATCTCTGAGAAGCAACAAGTACTCTTCTTTGATTAATAACTTCATAGTCAGATTCTACAGTAACGCCTCTTAGTCTTGGCAATACGTAGTTTCTTGGGTTAACAGCAATAGCACCGAACTTAGAAACTGCTGGTGTAGCAAACTCGTCACATAATAGTACTCTTGAACCGAATACTTGACCAATTTCACCAGAAAGCTTAGTTGCCATGTCGCCAACAAGTTGTGCGTCTTGGAACTCAGGATCTTCTAGTAGTTCATAGTAAGTTCTTTGTGAAACGATATAAACAACTTCTGATGGATTAACACCATATTTGCCCATATTTTTTCTCATAGATAATAAATCGAGAGCTGTAACTGTATCAGTAGCAAAAGCAGTAGTTGATGCAGTAAAGTCTGAATCATTTCTTGCTAAGTGTAGTAAACCTTCGAAAGAAGCTCCACCAGTACCGAAAGCACCCTCAGCATCGTCACCAGCTAAAACAGCATTTTCAATTGCTCTAGCGTGTGATCTAACCATAGACTCTCTGATTAAAGGAAGAATAGGCATAATTGCATCTTCTTCAGTTTCATTACCTAAGAATGACTGAGAAATAAGTTTCTTAGTTGTAAGAATTCTTTCTTGCATAGTAACACCTGCATCAGCACCATAAGCAGCAGACCTCATATCTAAGTTGTCATTTGCTACAGCAGACCCTGAAGTAAATTCAGCGTAACCGCTATCTGGTAAGATTGGGATAATCATATTTGCAGAGTTCATTGCAATTTCTCTAAATAGAGGTGCTAGAACTAATTCATTCTGAATGTCTCTTTCAATGTTAGTTGAAACGATTTGCTCGAAATCACCTGAGGAAACTTCAACACCTGAATGTTGATTTACTTTTTCCATTAAAGATTTTGACATATTACTGTTCCAACCTTTACCAGTCGCTAGACCAGCAAATTTTGCATCAAGAATATCTGATTCAAATTCTTTTTTCCAGTTACCAGTACCACTTCTATCAGAGAAATGTCTTTTAGACTCTCTAATATTCATGATTTCTTCTGATTTCTCAGCTAACTGAGCTTCTAGTGATTTAACAACTGATTCTAAATTAGAATAGTTATCATTAACTCTAGTTTCTACATCGTTCATTAGCTTTTCAGCTCCTGTTAATCCAGCTTCAACTATAGTTTTAGTTTTTTCCTGATCGGCTTTTTCGTTAGCTTTTAGAACTTCAGCTTCATCAGTTGCTTTTTGAGCAGCTTCTTCTGCAGCCTTCTGTTCAGCAGCTTTTGACTCAGCTTGCTTCATTGCAATTTCAGCAGCTGTATCAGCAGCTACTTTCTTTGCAAAAGCATCTAAATCGAAATTGCTTTCAGGAGATTGTTTTTCGTTTGACATATTTGTCTCCATGTTATGGGATTCCTCCCGTCTTGGCTGCTCAACATTAACAGCGTCTGCTGATTCTGCTGGGTTAGCCTTGTAAAAAGTTTGCTTGTACTCGTTGTACTGTTCC